ATTGGTGTACTACCTGGTATTTTACAGAAGTATACAAACGGTTGTTTCTTGGCCGCTAGGACAGTATCTGTGCAAACTAGGCAGTTCTGCATACTTTCGACCGTCTCAGATCGCTCTTCTGTTCGAATAGCAAGCCAAGTTGCTTGAGAATATACAGGAGTAACCGTAATATTACCATCTAGGTCATATTCTGCCGGACGAATTATAACATCAACCGGCATAATCGTGTATATTCCATCAATGTTCCAGCATACAGCTGGTGGAATTTCTTCTGGTACAGGAAATGCAGCCGCCCGAGCGGCTTTTGATGCAAACGCGAGCAAATAGTCTATCATAGTACCATCCTATCCATGTAAGCCTCTGTCGGTGGGTTAAGGAAGAAGGTCATTCTGCGAAGCAGACTATTGAAATGCTGAACTCCCTGTGCATTCTGTCCGATACCTACAACAGGTGTGCCTACAGGAGGACTACCTGTTACAGTGTTTGCAATAGTTCCTAGTGATGCGCTGCAGCGGAACACAAACTTGTTAGCTTCCCATGAAATAAACATCTTATATCGTGTACCAGCTACAACAGCATTAGGTGTCTGCATATTACATACAAGTACTCCGCCTGTTGTAACCTGAAAGAACACTTTTCCATCCGTATTTACGAATAACTGAAGATTGTTATTTCCATCAATACGGGCACGAAGTATTTGACGTACAACACCAGATATTCCGATCAGATCATAACAATCAACAAACAAGCCACCCTTAGTTATGTCGAATACTCTTGCCACAGGATTGACCAATGTAAGTGTGTCTGCTGCTCTAACAACGGCACTGCCTATTGTAGGTAAAGGACTAGATTCACTGGAATTGGTATTAGGTAGTATTTCCACCATAGGCCAAGCTACATCAATAGTTATATCAACCGGTATAGTATTTAGTACATTAAATCTAACAAAGTGTCGAATATAATTACCAACTGAGCCTACAGATGTATACTTTGCTTTAGCACGTTTCCAACCGCTAGTAGACAAATCAGGAGTAGCCGGCCCGATACCTCCAACGTATGAATTACCAGATGTATACTCTTCTACATTCATGGTAACATTGCTGATACCATTTAGAGATCCATCTATCTTACGTAGAAACACACTTCCCATAAATACCTGAGCACCGGAACCTGACGCAGGAGTACCATCTGAACCGAAACGTATTAGTATGTCACCATTTCCTACGGGAGTTCCGTAGAACCGCCACCGTACTACATTCATACCGTCAATAACTTCATATTTAAGAACTTGTCTTGACAATCCGGTCTGCTGGAATATGTATGCACCAAATACAGTTTGTGTATCAAGATTAGTACCAATGAATGCACTATTAACATGCATATTAGTGCGCTGTTCTTCGATAAGTGCACCGTCATTATTAACGCGCAGTATATTGGGCGGTTTCTTAGCCCAACCATTGCTGTATTTAAGATACGCATCAGATGCTCTTACAACAGTTTGTACGTCATCTAGCTTATTAAATCCGTAAGCACGCGAGTTTACATAGTCTACATCAGCAGATGCATTATCTAGGGTCCAGTACGAACCAGGCTTAGAGGTATTTGTATTGATGTACGCTTGAGATGGAGTTGTCTTCCGCCCAAGGCGTGGTTGTTTAAAACCCATATGATATCCTTTCGTGGAGTAGGGCAGGTTGACACAGCCGCAGGCGCTCACGAGCTTTAGCGACTAGGGATGGGTCAACATAGCCGGGAGAGCCTAAGCCCTCCCAGCGGTCTATTCTGGCCGATTAGCTCAGGGCGAGCGTGGTCGGGATCGTCGGTACTTCGTACACAGGAATAGCAATGCTCACGCCAGTCTGCCATGCAGCAGATTCCACATAGATCGTGCGATCTGCACGAGTGATAGCGGTCTTGGTGAGAGTAACTTCCTGAGTGGTAAGAGTAGCGACAGTAGCACCTGCACTGATCTGCGTACCAGCAGCCGAGGTGCCAATGGTGATAACAGCCTGAGTGTTACCCGACTCATTGCCGATGATAGCATCACCCTTAATGAAGCAGTTTGCAGGAAGAGTGAAGGTCTTGTTCGCAGTAACATTGCGGAACTTCACATAACGCAGACGGGGTTCACCCGGATGCTCAAAGAAAGACTGACGGGACTTACCGGCAGAGTAAGGGAGCTTAGTATCACCCTTGACATTAGGAACAACAGCAGCCATTTTAAATCTCCTTTATATTAGCTGGCAACGACGGCAGTAATAGCGCCGTTTACGATGGTGAAGGTATAACCGTTAGTGTACGATCCGGTAGCAGCAGGCATAAGCACCTTAGTGCCACTCCTGAGCGGGAGATCAGTACTGAACAGTCGGATAGTGCCGTCAGCTTGCAGTGTACCAGTCCGAACAGGATTATACGCAACACCGAGGTAATCTCGAATAGACACGGCACCAAGAGTAAAGATGTAACCACCAAGCTTTACAGCCAGTGGCAGAAGCTGCTGGACCATGAGTGCCTTACCAGTCGCATCTACACGATCCGACCAAGTTGCAATTCGGTTCATCCAACCTCGAACTTCCCCAACGAAACCCCGGTATGGGGCTGCCACGCGAGGGAACACAAGTTTAGCCATTTGGTTCTCCTTTTATACAGCAGCTACTGCTGCCTGCACCCTGTTACCAGAGCGCCTCTCGGCTGCTTCCGCTTGACGCCGAATGCGTTCAGCTTGCAGCTCTTCATCTGATGCTTTCCGTAGCTTAATATGTTGAATAAGCACAGCAAGCACCGCGATAACTAGGTCATGCTTATCCTGTGCACCACGAATGGTGCTAGCAGCCTTAAGCACTTCCTTCTTAATTCCTGATGTGAATCCCCACTTATCCTGTGGGAACTCTAGGAGTGCGGGATTAGCAACCGCCTTAGCAGTATACTCCTTGATCATATTATAAGACACCGTCTCGATCTTAGGATCAAAGGGCGGATTAATGGTCTCGGTCATGTTATCTCCTGTTAAATGTAAAGCCGGTTCTGAGAGACGACAGTCTTCCTGTATCTTGCAGTCCGTGCTTTTGTAGGGCGTTATGATACACATTATAGGTATCGTGTCCGGGCAAGGGCCTACCATTACCCAATGGGTTTTCCATCAGTTTCCGGTACGCTTCGTTCTTAGCCTTTGCGATAGCTTGCTGTGTATCTTGACTCAGTGCATCTACCCAATAGCGGGCAGAGCCAGCCACAGCATCCAACCGGTCATCATGAATGAGGCTATCCCTGTCCTTTGTAATACGTGCCATCTGCCATAGCAGTGAATACGTCTTACGCTTCTCCATAGGATAGTGCTGACACTGATCCCAATCGGACTGTATCAAACCTTCATACATAATGAACTTACCAGCACCTATCATAGGTTCTAGTACGTCGATGATGCGCAACTCCTTCTGACCAGCTTCCCATACTTCCTCGATACCGGGGTGCGGGATGTGCAGCTTGTCAAAAGCAGCTTTCAGTTTCGGTAGCCAGACTGCCGCAAAGGCGCCGTTACCGTAGTTCTTTTCAATAGCAATAGTCTTAGGCTTCCATTTCAAGGCTTTCTCTGTCATCCAATCGACAGCAGCCTCTCCAAGTCCGCCCGGACGACCACCGGCGTCAGCAGCCAATACCCTGCCTGCGCAAAGTCCTGTCACGCCATACGCCAGTTCGTCGCCGTTAGCACCACCACCCGTGGGGTCTACGTACATATGCCATCCGGTAATCGATCCAACTTCCTTAGCTTCCGCAACGCGGTAGATACGGTCCTTTAGATCATGCCCTGCTGGCATAGGAATACTGTGTTCATCCGTCCTGAAGAATGTAAGCTCCATAGCAGCTTTCTTCTCTTCCAGATCGAAACCCATGAACCGGATATCACTCAATTTCAGAGGGAACCGGTCTGCATCTGACAGCTTAGTGCTGAGCATGTGCTGTAGATCGAAATAAGCCTTACCTTGGTCCATTTCTTTCTTAAGGAGCACATCCTCTGGCAATAGAACAGGATCAACTGCCTGTCCACGATCACCGATCATACCTCCACCAGATTGTAGTGAAGGATCAGCATCAATACGGCGCTTGATCAATGGAGCCAGATAACCGTCATAGTTCGCCATTTCCTGCTTAGTAGGATACCGTCCCGGCCACACACGAATGCTAGTACCACGACCTGGAAGACCATTGTACACGCTATCGATTGACTGAGGCGTACCCAACCAGATAATGTCTCCGGTAGAGCAAATAGAGGTAAAGTCCAGTGTAAGATGCTTAATACGATCACGCTGTACAGCCGTCTGAGAGTTCTTCTGAGACTCGATGTCATCCGCAATCAATAGGTCAGCACGTTTACCCTGCATATTCGATGTAATACCGATTGAAGTAATAGACGCAGATTTCTCTGGTCCCTTCAAGCTGTAGTGCACATCGAATGCAGTAACTGATGCACGGTCTCCCGCACTTCGATCCGGTCTAAGACACTCTAGCTCAGGCATACCGTTGATGATCTGGATAATCCAGTTCGCAATTTCAACAGCCATATCTGAACCTGCCGATATAATCAGCACGCGTGTAGTAGGATCGTGTATTAGTCTCCAGACAGCATACGCTGCTGTAATAGTAGTCTTAGCCTGACCACGCTGAGCCTGTACCATTCGATACTGCGGTCCATGCGCAACCCACTGACCAATATCGATCTGGATTTCAGTACATGTAAAGCCCATAAGCTCTTCGATAACATCCACAAGGAATGTATCAAATTCAGCATAATGTTCTTGTAGCAGTTCGAGGTCGCGCCAGCGTAGTTCTGCTTGTTCAGCAGTTTCCCTTTCGGTCGCCACGTAGTCACCTCCGTTAGTAGTTAATGAGCTAGCACTCACTCATTAGTGTGAGCCTGTCGTGCTAGCCTTTAACGACTACTCGTCGTTGTGCAGATGGACAACATTGCCCACCCGCTTACGCTTGTTCTTCAAGCGTGCTTCTAGATCAGACATTTGCTCGCTTTCGCTAGACACACAACTGATCTTGTTATCACTCAGGAATTTAGTAATCACACCGAGCAAGCTAGCGCTTACTTCCGGTACAATTTCTACACTCTCCGGGTCTTCCAGATAGCGGTCCTGAGCAGTCTCGAATACATCGAGAGCATTAGTCATTACCTTGGCAACCTTACTGTGAAGTTTACCAAGGCTATCCTCGCTAGCTGCCTCTCTTGACATCGCTGTCACCTTTCCATGTCTTCCATGCTTTAGAACCATCAACGTACAGCCTAAGCAGCAAGAGGATGAGACCACCAATCGTCATGATGGCATATGCATGTGCAAGGATACTGGCGAACAGCAGTGTGAACAGCGCAACTACATAAGTAGTCAGGCTGTCGATCACCCGCATAATAACAGTCTCCTTCATTGTAGTTACTCCGTGCCCTCGGCGGGCGGGTTCTGCAACATCGTAGGCTCGTACGTATTCTCCGGGTTAAGGCGCCACGCACTCAGAAGAGCCTCGACATCTGGGCTCGCATACGGGTCGGAAGCATTCCACGCGTAGTAGTACTCCTTTCCGGTATCCGGGTCTTCCATGAGGATCAGGTACGTTTCCGTACCTTCCTCGGGTTGGACGGACTTAATCCGTACAGTAGCCATTATGCCACCCTTTCAATCAGAATTATGTGTGCCTCTGGCCAAGGAACAACACCTCGTCCACGATGCACCCACGTACCAGTCAGT